CGCGCCTTTTCAGCGCGAACCCTTTTGAGCTTTGCAACATACTCCTCACCGTAACGCTTTTCGGCAAGCTTATCGTAGTAGCGAGGCACTTTCATCATCTGACGGGAATTAGAAAGTACAGAGTCACGATGAGCCACCTCAACGTCATAAAACTTATCAAACCACTTAGAACCAATACCGGGATTACGAGACATAACCGCGAATTCAGGACGGCGCGGGCCGACTTCACCGGTTTCCAAATCCAAGCCTTTGTAATGCTCTGCAGCGGGTTCCCCGGTAATTTTCTTAGTGACATACCTCGCGACGTATTCGGCAGCGCCGGGCTCGAAAATCGAGTAATTCGCAAGGCCAAGTCCCCAATGCTTTTCCAAGTATCGGGACGTAAAGATGGTATTTCCTGAACGAGTTTCGGTGAAAAATTCACCGTCGGGGGGGATCCATCCGAAGAAGATCGCATGATAGTGAGCCCTTTGAGTGGTATCGCCATATTCACCGCACATATAGAACCTAAGCCTTTTCGGGCTTAAGTCCTTGCGGAGTCGCTTCATAAACCGCTGGAAGTCCGGGTAATTCAGGGAGCCAAATTGGGGTAGATGTTCGGGAGCATACGTCAACGTGACGAACGAGCTTTCCTGATGCAGCTGCGCTTCGTGCATGATCCGAGCCGCCCACATCTGAGCATGATTCAAGCGGCACCCTATACACCTGCCACACGGTAAGACCACTTCGGCCGAGATTCCTTCGGCCTTTACCGGTTTTGACCACAGCATTTGCCCGTTTACTTTCCAGCCTTTAAGCGGCTGGGTGCAAGGCATTTTAGAGCCTCCAGCCTCCGCGCATCGGAGTCATTTTCATATTCGGAGCCTTTGTCCGAGACACGCCCTTTTTGAAGTGGCGAGCAGACTTCCCTTTGTGAACCGGGGACCGAGACAGTGGACGCATTGCAGCAACCTCCTAGCGACACAAGTACGAAGATAACGAAGAACAGACCAGAGAACCAGATCATTTCACCAATGTATTTTCTCATGGAGAGCCTTTAGACACCTGATCGGTGTCAGTGGGCATATTAACATCAAGAAGAAACATATGCCCAAGACCGTAAACAGCCGCATACGCGGCCCTCATTTCCGGATAGTGACGAGCGAACACGAGGAAGCGCTGGTGGCGCTCCTCGATGTTCGCTCTTTTGCGATTGGAGATCTCCCAATCGCGGAGGTAAGAGTGGAACCCGAGGACAAGGTGCCGCGGGCACCTGTCCTCGAGTAGGTTCCACGCCTCCTCTAGAGGCGCATAGCGCCTTTTCCTAGGGGGGGCCTTAGGGGGGATAGAGGGGGATACCACGTTAGCCACGGGTGGGGCTTATTAGGCGGTCGGAGGAATCGCGACCTGAGTATCCGCTGAAGGGGGCGCAAGACCCCATTCAGCGAGTTGCTCCTTCGTCGCTTTGTGCACCGCATCAAAGAAGATGGCGGCGTCATTATCGAACTTAGCCCGGACAGTAGCCGGGACAGTCATGAAGGCGGCTTCCGCCGCTTCGATCCGATTAAGCGCATCACGGTAATCCGTAGGCGCATCGGTAAAGTCCCCGTATTCGGGGAGATTGGGAAGAACCGGAAGTTTTCCAGTGAGGCCAAAAGCCTTCACGATGTTGTTGATATTGGACTGCGGTTCCTGCGACTGCACGGCAAGCGAGGGATCCAGACAAGTCAGAACCGACCGCGCCTCCGGCGCAGTCCGAGAGTACGAACCATACGCGGTAAACCGCTTAAATCCTTTGTTAGCCATTAGCGTCTCCTAGCGGGGTTATAGGCATTTTTCGCCGACGTAGCAATGTCGGCACCAACTTCAAGCTTATTGAATATGTAGTCAATCCAATTAAGCGCCGGGCCTCCCGCTTCACGGAAGGCCTTATCGTTTTTAGCAGCAGCCGCCAGAGCCGACTGTATCACCTGCATATCACCTAACAGAGTGTTGATCTTATTGGCCTCCGCCTGATCAACCCAAGACGCCCAATCATCACGATTGTTTTGATGGGCATAGCGACCTACCAGAGCACGAAGCTGTTGAGCATTAGCATCATTAACCGGCAGACGAGAAATCGATTCACGAATAGCCTGAAACGCTTGCGCGATTTCGGCATCCATTCTTTCCAACTGTTTCTGAGCCACCGGAATCTGAGCAGCGGTCAACTGAGTTTCCGCTTCTATCTGACGAATCTTAGGATCAATTTGATTAATAGTAGCGAGATCGAGCGCAGCCTTCGCATCGAGCGCACCGGCCTGAGATTTATTCAGACCAATAGTAGAGTCGATAGCTTCCATTTGCTTAGCCGTCGCCATGGCCGACACAGCTTCAGAGCCTAGACGACCATAGTTAGAGCCGGGATTAGCAACAGAGCCGCCGGCGAGATGAGCTCCGCCGGCACCCTGCACAGCCAACATGGGATTAAGACCCGCAGCACGAAGATCCTGCATACGCCGCTGATATTCAGTGTTGGACATTTCCTCCATCCAACGCTGATTCTGCCGCTGGCGCTTCATAGCAGAATTATCAGACATGAAACCTCCGAGGAGGTTTCCACCAATCGAACCAAGGAGGCCCCCAACGGGGCCTCCGAAGATCGTCCCGAGTGTTCCGAGAACACCACCCGCGGAGGAACCACCTCCACCACCTCCGGGGATACCTGGCATAGGCATAGCAATACTCCCTTAGAAGTGATCCACCAGACCAGGAACACCGTACATGGGCATAGGACGAGCAGCCTTAATCGAGAACAGACCATCCATAATGAAGTGAGGAGCCGTATCACCCGTAGCAAGCACACGACTCATCGGAGTCGTGGACTCGATGAACGTGGAGTTAAGAGTCGGCAACGCAGAAAATTCCTGCGCAAGATGCCACGCATCCAACGAAGCACTAGCAGTCGAACGCAGATCACCCGTGATCTCAGAAGGCAGGTAGCGATATTCGGCCCAACGCTCCTGATACCCGAACACCTCAGAATCAGCGGAACCACCCTGCATAAAAATTTCCCGGTTATAGATCGCCTGCTCACCTAGAGCCGCGAACACCGGGAAGTAATAATCATAGCGAGTCTGACGCGACCAATGCTTACGCAAACCCTGCTGATAGGTCAGATCGGCACGGACATTCGCCAAACCGATGATATAGCCATGTTCCGTGGCATTAAGGTTGAAACGATGCTGACCGGAAGAAGTACCAAAGGCGCCAAGCTGCGCCAGCGGGCCGTCGGTCGTATCCACCGTCTGAGCCACCGCATGAACATTTATCGGCTGATAACCACCGCCGATATATTCCGGACGCTGCAGCCGAGCATCCGGAGACAGCACGCCAAAGTGAGAGCGCACAATTTCCGTATAGCGAGTACCGCCACGCGCATCACGCTCGAGAAGCTTCTGAATCTGAAACGCCTGACGAATCTGATTGATCGTCGCGGCCGTCGCCTCAGAAAGATCCGCATACAAATTCGACGGATACCAACCACCAGCAACCGGCGTACCGCCCGGAGTCGTCCGATAATTACCATGACCCGTCGAACTCACAGACAGCGCAGGATCCGCAGACGGGAAATTAGACCCATTTTCCAAATAGAAATGAATCGGATTCTGCGCCCCTGTCACGACAGAAAAAACATCTGTCTTAACCGGCGCCGACGCACCGAGGGGCAACGAAACCGGATCGCCCTTTTGAGTCCAAGGCAGAGCCGAAGTAAAATAATCATGACGCTTAGTACGCTTCGCAAGACTGAAAGAGGCCGGATTATCCGGCCCATCACCAACAGGCACCGCATACTTAGAAATCAGGTTTTCATCACGGAACCACTCGTTATAAATCAGGTTATACGCACGGAACGGCAACGCATTCACCTGCAAACCAGTCACATTAAGCGGCAATCCGAAATAGTCATACAGCGAACCGGTCGGCACCGAGTTAAACGCAGTCGTCACGGGAACCGTGAAATCAATGGTCGAATCCACATTGGGCGAACGCTCACCCATGAAATTCTGCCAATTCGACCACACAAGACGATTCGGAACAAAGAAAAAGAACGTTTCCAGATGGAGATTATCCATCAGCGGATAAAGCAACGTCTGAGTCCGCACGTAAGTAGTAAATTTCCCATGCCACGTATCACCGGGCAACACCTCTTCACACAGAATCGGCACAAGATAATCCGCATCGAACGTCGTCTTATACGCCTTCTCCATACGGAACGACGAACGCGGAATATCCGCACGCGGAATCATCGCAAACGAATGGGTATTTACCGACCTATTACGAAACCCGGACATATAAACCTCCTAAAAGAAGCCCCCTCCGGAGAGGGGGCAACGTCGTTAATTCACAGCCTTGAGCGCAGTCACCTTTTCACGCTGCGCAACATCACGACCACGCGCGAGCTGACGCGGAGACTCCAACTCGAAAGCACCAGACTCCGCGTCATACCAACCAAGCATATAGAGATCATGATCGTCAGGATGACGGAACAGAGCATTGTCATCAGCAGGACGATTTACTTCGTCGGTAAACGTCCGAATAGCAACACCAGTAGAACGCAGAAAGATCGGCACATTGAACGCATCAGCGGCCGAATCACGAATGCAGCAAACGACGTACTTAGACATCAGATTTTATCCCTTTTCATTTGCCCTAGACGGGCGGATTGATTAGCAGCAGTGGCCTCCAAGCACTACACAACAGCCCGGTCCTACTCCCGAGCCTTTCGACGCGCTTTTTCAGCGCTACCCCTTTTGAGCTTTGCAACATACGCCCCATCGTACCCCTTTTT